GAATGTTAATAAGTACAAAACTATTAATGGAAAAATTTGGTTACCACGACATATTACTAAAAATATGAGTAATTATGTATCTTTGCTTGGTGCAAAATCGAATTATAATCAATATACAGGCATATTTAACATTTATGCTCGCCCTAATTTTGTAATTAGTTATTACACAACAAAGAATTTTGCAAATGTTTATTCAAACGGTCGAGTAATTTGTAAAATTGGTAGTTGGTTAAATATTTTGAGATATTTATCAGCATTAAGAGGTAAATAATGTTTGAATTGCGTTGGTATCAAGAAGAGGGAATTGAAGCATTAATGAATTACAATTATGCTCACAACCCCCTATTAGCTTTTCCGACAGGCACAGGAAAATCGGTCATCATAGCTGAATTTATTAAACGTGCGTTAATGGCATATCCCACAACAAGGGTTATGATGTTGACCCATGTCAAAGAGTTGGTGCAACAAAATGCTGAAAAACTAAAGGCTGTATGGCAACAAGCCCCTTTAGGGATTTATTCAGCAGGTTTGAAAGAGCGAGATGTAGGGAGACCAATTACATTTGGATCTATGCAGTCAATATACAAACACATTCAGCGTCAGCAGGAACAAGGGCTACCGCATTTCGGTAAAATTGATCTCTTGATTGTTGATGAAGCTCACTTAATTTCTGAAAAAGAAGAAACAACATATCGCAAAATCATTTCTGCGTTTTATGAAGAAAACCCCTATATTAAAGTTATCGGTTTGACAGCAACCCCGTATCGTATGAAATCGGGTCAACTAACAGAAAACGGTATTTTTGGTGAAGTGATTTATGATTTGACACAACCTGATATGTTTGTTCGGTTGATTAAAGAGGGATATTTAGCCCCTTTAATTCCTCGCAGAACAGCCGTTGAAATTGATACATCTAATCTTTCTATGGTTGGAGATGACTACAACAAGAAACAATTAGAGCAGGTATCTGATACAGATGAAATCACATTTAACGCAGTACAAGAAATCGTTGAGTGTGGGCTATCACAAAACCGCACCAGTTGGATCATATTCTGCACATCAGTTCAACACTGCGAACACGTCAATGCTATGTTATTAAGTTTAGGAATTTCGTCAGCAGTTTGCCATTCAAAATTATCTAACAAAGAAAATGACGATGTTATCAACGCATTTAAACAAGGTAAATTAACTTGCTTAGTGAATAATAATAAGTTGACAACTGGATTTGACAATCCTAAAATAGACTTAATCGGTATGTTGCGTCCAACACAATCAGTCGGTCTTTGGGTGCAAATGTTAGGTCGTGGCACTAGACCATACCCAACAAAAGAGAATTGTTTAGTGCTTGACTTTGCAGGAAACACTAAAAGACTTGGTTGTATCAACGATCCGAATATCCCCAATCGTAAAAAGGGGAAAGGTGGCGGTGGTGGAGACGCACCTGTCAAGGTATGTAAAGAATGTAATTGCTACAACCACACTAAAGCCCGTTATTGCGAGGTATGCGGTACAGAATTTACATTTGAGAGCAATCTATTTCAGACAGCCAGTACGCTTGAACTGATTAAAGATACAAGCCCTCAATATGAACTAATCCCAGTAGATCAAGTGATTTACAACGAGCATAAATCAGCAAATGGTGGCATACCTACGCTTGAGGTAACGTATCTTTGTGGCTTGTCCCGTTACAAGGAATATGTGTGTTTTGAGCATACTGGCTATGCCCGTAAACGTGCTGAGATGTGGTGGGGTCAGCGTTCAGCAGATCCATGTCCTGATCGAGTGTATGAAGTGCTAGGACGTGCAGACGGATTGAAAAAACCGTCAATGATTACGGTTCACATTAACAAAAAATACCCTGAAATTAAATCTGTTACTTTCTAAGGAGTAATTATGTCAGATGTTATTTTTCTTCCGACAAATAACAATGTATCGGTTGAAGTCATTAAAGAGCAAGATAAAGTATGTGTAAAATTAGCCGTCTATGAGAGTTTTGACGGCTATGCTACCGATTTAACAAAAGAACAAATTGACGAATTAATCATATTGCTGACGCAAGCTAAGGAATGTTTTAATGAGTAAACTAATTCTTGACAAATTGAAAGTTTTAAAACCTTTAGTAAAAAGCAAAGGTTTACCTTATGAAAAATACGGTGTTGTTAAAGACGGTGTGTTGTACTTTGGAAACGGTTTTATTCAAGCTGAAATTCCTATTGATATTCCATTTGATTGTTGCATTGATTTATATCAACTTGAAACAGTTTTGCGTAATGTTAAAGGTGAAAGTGTAATTATTAATAAAGACGGTAAAGTTTTTGTTCATTTTGACGAAACAGATTATAATATTGAAACATTGCCTATTGACAGTTTAAATCAAACAATTAGCTTTTTCAATGCTGAAACAGCCGTTAAATGTGATGAAAGTCCTTGTATTTTTAAATGGCTGTGCGGTATTGCAGAGGGTTATGTTCAACCTATTGCAAATGAGCCAAATGTTGACTTTTTGTGCGAAACATTAATCATTCACAACGGTACGATTGTTTGCACCGACAAATACAATATCATTCAAGGTATTTTAGATTTCGGTATGCCTACAATGGCGTTACCATTGTCAGCCCTGATTTATTTCAACAAAATCAAAAAAGAAGATATTGTAGGTATGGGGCTAGTCAATGAATTTTTGCTGATTGAGTTTGCAAATGGCTTGAAATTTTATATGCCAAATTTAGCACATAATCAAACAGAACGAATTATAACTACTTATAATCGTTTAGTTGGAACGCTTGACAGAGTATGGGAAGTGCCAAATATTGAAATTCCAGTGTTAGTTAAAGAGCAAATTAATCTGATTAACAAAATCAGTTTACAAAATGCGGTATTTTTTAATAATACATTTTGTCGTGCTGAAAACTCGGAAATTCATTATCCTAGTTTTACTGACGAACCATTTATTTTTAAATGCTTATATCGCCATTTAAAAGTAGCGTTATTTTGGGGTACATATTTTAAAACTAACGAAAAAGGAATGTCTTTCTTATCTGAAAGTAGTTTAATTCGTGGATATATAGGAAAGGTTTTAGATGATTAATGCGTTAAATCAATATTTGGCTATGCAGGGTTGTCAAGACCCTGTTGATTATGGAGAAGAAGTGGAATTTGATATTGAAACATATCCTAATTACTTCTTAATTCAATTCTTATTTAAAGGTAAATATGTTGTTGCTTTTGAGAAACGTAATAATCAACCGTTTCAACAACTAACAGAACTAGCTTTTATTTGTCAAAATTTTGTATTAGTTGGTTTTAACTCCAACTCTTACGATATTCCTATGTTGCGACATTTCTTGTCAACAAATGCCACAAATGACAGTCTTTACAAGTTGTCAAAAGATTTGATTGAAAATGAAATGCGGTGGTGGGATATTAAAGATAGATATTCCCACAATGATAAACTATTTATCAATACTTATGACTTAATTGAAATCGCACCTGACCCTAATAAGATTAGTTTGAAGATGTATTCGGCTAGACGTTTAGGGGAGAGACTTCAAGACTTGCCATACGAGCCACACCAAATATTGACAGATGATGAAATTTCTGTTGTTTACAATTACTGTATCAAAGATATTACAAATACACACGCATTAAAATGTGATTTACATACAGAAATTGATATGCGTAAATTTATGAGCCAACAATTTAGTATGGATTTACGCTCACTTTCTGACGCTCAAATTGGCGAACGGGTTACTATTCAACTGGTAGAAAAACGCTTAGGCAGACGGCTACCACAACCTATGAATTATCGTGGGAAAATCTTACGATACTTTGCCCCACAATATATTAAATTTTCCACAGATTTACTAACAAATGTATTGGAAACTGTGAATAACGCTGAATATCTTGTGGATAAGTCGGGTAGCCCGTCAATTCCTGACAGCGTAGCACAGCTCAAAATCCGAATTGGTACTACTGATTATAAATTGGGGATTGGTGGCTTACATTCGCAGGAGAAAGCTCAAACTATTATTTGTGATGAAAATCACAGATTGCGAGATGTGGACGTGGATAGCTTTTACCCACGAATAATCATTAATAATCGTTATGCTCCTAAATCAATCGGAGAAGCGTTTTTAGAGGTATATGAGCTTGAGCTAGTAAATCCTCGACTTGAACATAAAAAACGCTCTAGCGACCCGAATTTGACCCCTGATGAACAAGCTGAACAGAAACAGTTGGCAAACAGTAAAAAAATTGTTATTAATGGGTTGTATGGCAAGCTCGGTAGCCCATATTCTAAGGTGTACGCTCCTGAATTAATGATTTCTGTTTGTTTAACAGGTCAACTTTCTTTGTTAATGCTTATTGAACGGTTAGAATTAGCAGGAATTAAAGTAGTGTCTGCTAATACAGACGGCATTGTAATGTATTACCATAAAGACCAATTGGATACGGTCAATAGTATTGTTCGCCAATGGGAAAAAGATTGTAACTTTACAACCGAAGATACTTTTTATCACGCTCTTTATTCAGCAAATGTCAACAACTATATTGCTGTTAAATCTGATGAAGATTGTCAAATTATTAAAGGTGCTAAACGTAAAGGCTCTTTTGCAGACCACTGGTTTACAGATAAAAGCAACTTTAAATTGAAAACAACCCCCGACTTTTTAATTTGTCGTAATGCCGTTGTTGATTATTTGACAAAAGGTGTGGCTATTGAAGAAACGATTAAAAATTGTACAGATGTTAGACAATTTTTGTCCGTTAGAGCGGTTAGAGGTGGTGGCGTATTTAGAGGTCAGAAATTCGGTCGTATTGCACGGTTCTATATTTCAACCGAAAGTCAAGACTGCCTACAATATGCTAAAAATGGCAACAAAGTACCTAAGTCGGATAATGCTGAATTACTGCTTGATTTGCCGTCAACACTTCCAACCGATATAAATTACAATTATTATATTGACTATGCAGATCGTATGTTGTATGATATTGGCTACAAAGTCAAAAATCGAGTTGAGTGCTTATTTGATTGATTGGTTTTGTGTTTTTCATATAAAATTCCTTAGATAGTAAAAGGGCTAGTAAATTTTAACTAGCCCTCTTTTTTTATTTACGATCTTGTCAAATAATCAATATTTGATTGTTCAGGAAAAGCGTCGTCTGTTATCCAAGTAATTACAGGCATACGCATATAATTAAGATCTTGCTCTGGTAAACCCTCTTTGAAACGCAACTCAATATAATTGCTGTCTGCTTTACTACCAACATATACAACTGCAACATAATTTCCGTCATCATCATAAACAGGAAGCATAACAGGAGTAGTAGCTCTAAACCCAAATACTATTCCAGTACGAGTTACAATATCCATTCGTTTGCTATGGTTTTTTCGTACAAATTTAGGATCTTTAGTACCTCGAAAAGAAATTGTGTCCCAACGCCCTTTACTAAACGAACATTCGACTGTATTGTTTACTCGTCTAAACTGAACAGCCCCCTCTTTAACATTTACAGCAAATTTTCCTACTCGTTTAGAGCCAGTATCGCCTGAAATAACTTCCCATTTCCCTTTTTGCTTCTGCCACAGATACGCACCTACATTATCACCATTTAACGAATTATAAAAAGTGCCGTTTGGCTCGCTTCCTGTAATTTTCCCGTCAGTAGTATCAGGTTTATCAGGTCGTCCATTTCCAACAATCATTGTATTTAATGAGCGTATATCTGCACCAATAGCTTTTATGGTCTCAACAAGATTTCCGCTTGTTTTATCAGTCATAATTACTAATGAACTCCATTTTTAGCATTTGTATAAACTGTCAATAGATCTAACGTAGCATTTGTTTCTAACGTTTCTAGTCGAGTTTTAATGCCGTTTAATGTTTCAGTTAAAGATCGAGCAACTTCATTGTCAGATACAATACTGTTAATTTTTTGTGCAATTTCAAACAAAGTGTCAAGATTTTCAGCTAATTCACCACCTTTTAACTTGTTTTCAAATTGTGTTAATTGTGCTTGTAATTGTGAAGATGTAACTACATCAGCAGGCACATTACTCAAACGTTGCAATAATTCTCGCAATTCTTTGTAATCTGCACCAACTTGTTTTGCAAACGCAATAATGTTATCTTTAGCATTAACTGTCATTTTAGCCCCTTATGTTTTAGCTAGGTTGTAAATTAATAATAAGTTTGGTAAAATTAAATCATCACAAGCTTGTTCTTTCTTGCTTAATTTAACTTTGATTTTCGGCTGTTTTGTTTTCAACCGAACTTTAAATTTCTCACAGTTCATCAATTTTAGCTCGTTTAGGAATTTCTTTCGTAATTGAATGTTGTAATGTGAACGTACCTGTTACAATAGCTGTTATTTTATCGTCAATTAATGTGAATATATCATAATCAGCAAGCTCCCATTTAGCATTAGCTGTATGTACATTTCTAATACTGACAACAATTACATTACCGTTTACTGCAATTTCACCTGTTCTCGTAGATAACTTGATTGTCTCGCCTTTGGACGGCTTAATCCACATTTCAAAAGGTGCATTGCTCAAACCATTGTAGGCTGTTTCTTCGTCATCATCATTAACAATCTCAAAGATAAAATCCTTGTCAGTGCCTTGATAATGATTCAGATCAATTTGTGTTATTTCGTCCATAGTTTTACAAGTATAAGGCGGTTAATCCAAACATTAAAATGCAAATAATTGCAACTGCAAAATTAATGCCAAATAGTAATTTTTCCATTTCAAATCCTTAGATCAGAATGAGACCTTTTTCTTTTAAGTGATTATAAATTCGACTGCGAATAATGTCATCACTAGATTTACCCACATCATCAGATGTAATAGGAGCATTTTTGATAGCTTCCATTTCTTCGCCTGTGATGTATTTGTAGTCGGAAATGATAGTACGCCAGTTTGTTAATTGACCGTCCACCACATCACCTGTACCTAGTGAATATTTGATTTGAATTTGATTACTACTATCAAGCATAGCGTATTCTTCAATAACCGTGTAAACAGGATTTTCAATCTTAGTGAATTGCATAATTTAAACCTTTTCTTTCAATTTGCGATAAAGTGAATTAGGGCTGTATTTTTGTGGGTTAGCTAATTCAATAGCTGTCGCACACCATTCAGAACAAAAATATCTGCGTTTGTTTTCGCCCACAGGTAATACAACCCCGATTGCACCTAATATATCATATTTTGCACCTTTTGTTCGATTATAAAATAATCTAATTAGATTTATATCAATATTTACTTTGACTAAATCCCACTTTTCTACTGGCAACGGCATTAATTTTAAGCGAACTCCACCGTCCATAATGCTTGAAGTATAACACTCAAAAAGTAAATCACCGTCCTGTTCAAGATAAGGACAAACGATTTCACAATGGCTATATTTCCCATTGGTGAAAAATCGGATAATTTCATCACCTATACGGTAAAATGTATCTCGTAAAGAACTACATTTGCGTTTATGCTTATAAAAAGCGATATATACATTTCTCATACTACCTCACTAAGATCTACAATTAAACAAGGACTAGCTAAACCGCCTATTTCTCGCACCTGTCTTTCAAAGTTTTGATAAGGGGCGTGTGTTACTATTTCATTCGGTAAATTATTATTACCAACTTTTACAAAAAATCTATTATCTACAACGTTAAATGTAATGAAAAAATCATTTATATAACCGTCATCATGCATATCACCAAAAGTTGTTATTGGTAAAGCTACACCAATTTTTCTAACATAATTAAATCTATAATTAAGAGCCTGTGGTCTAAAATCTAAAAGATCACTTATAAATACTTGATCGATAACTTTAACATATCTATCATTTGTACTAAATGTTATTTTGCCGTTATTTATAAACATTACCCCGTGTGTTCTGTTTCTTCGCATTACGCTTTCATCATAATTCTGTACTTCATTAGCGTATATCATTTGAGCTAATAATACATTTATTCTCCCATCTCTTTTATAATAATTATTATAGATACGATTATCTCGTTGATCTAACGGATTTATAAGTCGTTTATAATCTTTACCTATATTGGTTGTATCATAAACTAATTGTAAACCACCATTATTTAGACTATCAGAACCACTCATAATAAAAGGCACACTAAGTCGTCTTGATAAAAAAATCCCATTATTTATATCTGTTACTGATTTTCTAAATTGTGGGGTAATTATACCGTGTTTATTTTTATCATCACTCATCTGAAGCCTACCAAAACTCGAATATGAATTTGTGCGTCAGCTTTTCGATCATCATAATCTCTCATTCTACGAATTACTTGAGCATAGACGGATAAATTACGAGGTCGTATGAAAACTTTAAATCTTATATCCGAACGCCAATCCCAATTATCTAAATCTCTATATAATTGTTGATAATTCATAATACCTGTGTATAAAGATTTAAAATTTGCACCGCCTACACCTGCAATCGGGATAAATGCAAATTTTAAACCATTTTCTTTAAAGAAACGTATAATCCAAGCAGGCAATACAAATTCAAGATATTGTCTGTCATAAGGAAGCCCCATATCAATTTGTCTAACATATTCTATTGTTCTTGCAACAGGCTCTCTTATCATATATTGATTATTAAATTGCGTGAAATATGTTTCTGAACTTAAATCATACGCTTTAAAGCCATAACTAGGCATACGCTTTGCTCCAATAGTTTCAGGATTAGTAGATTTATAGACTTGTGCTTTTAACACTTCTGCATTTCGATAGTCGTGATCTACTTTGGTTTTTAGAGCTTCAACTAATAATTTAAATGTATCTAAGTCAAATTGCACCCAATCGTTTTCAATCGTTTTCCATTGTCTAGGCTCAAAACTACCTAATACAACCATTACCCCCATTCTGTCATATTCTTGTCGGGCAACTTGGTCTGTGTGGAAATGGCGAACTCTGCCGTCTGCAAGTGTAACTTCAACACCTGTACGGGTTGCTTCCAAGCGTTTTTGCTTAATAGTTTCCCACAATTCAGCACGTTTTTTATCTAGGTTTGCATTGATTAATTCGTCATCAATTTCCCATTCATGCTTTTCTTCATTCCATTTATGGTTTTCACTCGGTTGTTTTCCGCTACAACCCACAGTGTATTTGTCAATACGCCAAAAATGACCTTTGTCATACAAAGTTTCTTCAATCTTTGCTCGTTCTTGCTCTGTGATAAGACATGTTTCATCTGTAATCTCCTCTTTACGGTTGATTACAGAAATTAATTGTTGATCGAATAAAAATACTTGCATTTTGATTTCTCCTCAATTACTCAAAGTTATTAAAAGGGGTAACAGGTTCTTCAACTGCCCATACTTGCGAAATATGGTCTAATTCATAATCGCATTTAATTTGTTTACGGTAAAAAGGCGAACCCTCAACAGATGTTAAAGCTCGCATAGCAAATAAGCTAGGATCTACGCTAAATCGTGGGCTGTCATTTACTGTCAAAAAGCTAACTAAACTTGCACCTTTTTGCAGAAAACTCTCTTTGTTTTCCCAACTCGCCAACTCTATTACAGTTGATTTGTTAATGTAATCAACCGTAATACGAGCTACGATATGCCACGCACAAATTGGTTTCTCAACAAAAGATTTATTAATAGCTATTGGATCATCAATGTAATACATTAAAATTTACCTACTCTCACTACTTCGTTTACACCCTCATAAACGTGTAAAGCTCGTGTTATACTTGATAATTCTATACCACCAGAACTATCTCTTGAAATCAATCTAAAACCACCATTAGACTGTATTTCAAACAGTGTACCATTAGTTCCGTCAAAACTACCAATTCTTAATGAACCTGCTGTAATAGAACCTAAATTAGCACTAATTGCACTTAAACTATTTACATTAAGTTTGTCAGTAGTGATTGAACGAGCTACAAGTTTATTACCGCTAATCGTATTACCTGCAATTTTATCGCCAGTGATAGAATTTGCAACTAATTTATCAGCATGTACTGTGCCAGTTTTCAACAATCCACCGTGAATAGAGGTTAAACCTGCGTTTACCCACGCACTAGGCTCTTTAGAATATTCCGTTGCTTCTTCGAGCATTGGTCTTGCTACATAGCAATCAGGATGATCTTTTTCTACCACGCCAGCAACTCTGAAACGTAATGAAACACAGCCAGTTTCAGGTGCTTTAAATTTCACAAAGTAACGGCTCATTCCTGCAATATTTTTTTCAGCAGATCCAGTTTTATGAGGTGTTTTAATATATCCTATTTCACCTTGATATTGTGTGCCATTTTCACTGTATTTTTCAATAAGTATTCCTGCTACTGGAAAGCCGTAAGGGTTTGCATAAACACTGAAAATGTACCATTGCCCTGCGTTTACTTTAACAATAGTATAGAATGGGTCGCCATACCCAAAATCTTTGCCTTTCACCGCACTGGTATTCATTACAAGTACATTTTCACCTTGCAACGTATCATTTGCGTGATATGCCCCACCTGTTGAAGCATTACGGTATTCCGCTCGTACATTTCCGTTACTACCCCAATATGCACAAACGCCCCAACCCTCGCCCTCATTTGCAAAAATAGGGTTGTAAAGCAAATTGCCACCTAAACCAACGGCTAATTTATCTGTGCTGATCTCACCACTAGCAATATGGTTTGCTCGAATTGCACCCGTCTGAATTTTTGCACTGTTGATTGAGTTAGCTTGAATTTGATCTGCACCCACCGCATTAGCTTGAATGGCATTTGCCCCTACGCTATTTGCTTGTAATTGCGTTGCACCTACACTATTCGCTTGCAAGAGATTTGCACCAATAGCACCTGTCTGAATAATGTTCGCACCGATACTGTTGGCTTGAAATAAATTCGCTCCAATAGTGCCACTCAATTTACTTGTGGGGATATTAGGGATTTGAGCAATAGATAATGCACCTGCAATCTGATTTGCTTGCAATGTCCCCGTAATCTTAGAACTCGGAATATCTGCAAGCTGTTCAGGTGCGATTTTTCCACGAATAGCACTCGCCAATAACTCGGTTGCACCGCTTTCATATTTAGATCCATTCCAAGTATATAGTTTTCCGTCAGCTTCGTTATATACTTGTTTATGACCTCTATATTCAGCCGTATTGCCAATATTATCAACTGTTAAAGTCAAATCAAGTTTACGAGCAGGAAGCCCAACAGTGAGTACCTCATTAATAATTTTAGCTTGCAGTTGTTTAATATCATCTAAACTATCTGCTGAAGTAGCTTGTATGCCTACTGTTTGACCGAATGAACCTACATTCACACCCCGAACGTGGCGTAACCAAAAATACCAAGTTTCGTTACCCTCACATTCAAATGTGTACATCAAGCCGTTTAATTTTGTGATACGTTTAGCTGTTGAAAGGTCATTTGTTTTGCTCGCCCAAATCTCGGTATCTGTGATGTCATCTACATAATCCCAAGTTAAATAGATACAACCCAACCCACCTATGGCATTGGCATTGGCTACAACTGGCGGTCTGTCAATAACAAACGTTTTAATGTACTCACTTAATAATTGATTTTTATCATTATAAGCTAAAATGTGAGCTTCGTACTTTCCGTTTTCTAAATCGTCAAGTTGAATATCAGGTGTTTTTAAACCTTTTTTGATATAAAGCAACGCACCGTCTTTTAAAAGTTTTATCGTATAACTTGCGATACTCTTTGAGCTTAAAACATTAAAAGAACCATTTACTTTACCGTTGATTGTTAAGCTACGTCCATTATAATTAATTTCTGCGTCAACAACATCTCCATAAATAGTTTGAGGTTTAGGGTCAAAGTGAGTGCCATTGATAACAATATCTTCTTTTTCAGGAACGTGCTGTAAAGCAGTAATAGTGTAGGTTTTACCGTCAGCATTATCATTTTCTTTAATTGATATTGCACGATATAACCCAGTTGTAATACGTTTCGTTGATAAGCCCCATACTGTTAATTCAGGTATTCCGCTTAAATCCTTACCAACTTTTACAACATTATTTTGTTTGTTAAAACTAATAATTTTTACATTTTCAGTATAACCATTTGCTGATACATAAGATAAATAGCTGTTATCGTCAACTTGAATAGGTCTATCAAGTGTGAGTTGTGTACCATTGACGGCTAATACCCGACCGCCCACATTTACGCCTGCATATTGGCTATCAGCGACTTCAATTACATCATAAGGCAAGTGCATTACACCCTCTTGACCTACGGTAAATGTAATTGTTTCGGTCTCTAATCGTTCTGTTTCTAACAGCCAACGCCCTGTGCGATAGGCTTGACCTCTTGACGTACAACCGAAAGCTGTAATTTTTTTAACATTCTCACCATAACGAGCTACGGCAACATCATCACTAACGCTCTCAACCTTTTTCTCGTAAAAGTCGCTTGCGTCAATGTATTCAACTTGAATTGTATTGTGTCTTGCTTTTCGAGCCGAACGTTGACGAGTAAAACCGCCAATAGTATTCGCATTATTGTACGTCCATACAGGGTCAGCTTTTCGATCTTGAATTGCAGTTAATGCTTGACCGTTCCATACTGGCATTGCACGGAAAATTGAACAAATATCATTGATTAAATCATAGGCTTTACGCTGATCTGTAATCCAAATATTACAGGTCATTCGTGGTTCTTTACCACCGAAACCGTCAGGCACTAATTCATCACAATAACGACCAATTGCATATAATTGCCATTTGTCAATGTTAAAATCTTGCAAACGTTTACCCATACCGTAACGGGTATTGGTAACTAAGTCATAAAATATCCAAGCAGGATTGTTAGTCCATGATAATTTGAATGAGCCGTCCCAAAAGTCAGAAGTGTAGGTATGTGTTTCAGGATTATAATTGCTCGGCACTTTGATAATCAAACCGTTAATTTCATAGTTTCGAGTTGGAATATTGCCAAAGTAATCACTGTCAATTTTAATGCCAACTAAAGCTGTATTCGGATAGGCAAATTCTTTGTCAATAATTTCCGTATAGCTCGCCCAAAAACAATTATTTTGTAATTTATTTGTCGAGCTGTCAGGCTCAACACGGCTTACACGGATAGAGAAAGGCGGTTTAGGAACGTTAATGTCAAACATTTCCCGATAAGTATTAGAATATTTACCGTTGAATGTATGTGTGCGAGTTCCCACAACGCTGTTATTTTTCAAGATTTCAACAACCATTGTTACAGAAGTCGGGTTAGTATCTCCGTTAGCTTCCTGCACCATTAATCGTTCAACCCCTAAAGTCATACGAATACGAGTAACATTAACGTCAGTAACAGTTTTAATAATCGGCTTATTTTTTAATACTTTAGTTCCGACATTAATTTCTTTTTCAACTGAATTAAATTCTTGTAATACGCCCTGATCTTGTGTACCTGCATTAGCATATACTGATACATTCTTAAAGTTAAATGAACCGTCAGCATTAACTAAAGGGGTCTTATCGAGATATACAGATTTCATATCATCAACAAGACCCTCAATTTCGCCCTCTGAAATAACTTCGAGCATACGCAAAATCTGGAAACTACGTCCAGTTTCTTTTGCTTCAATAGGAGTATGCGAACTACCGCCTTTCTTTTTGCCACCCATAATAAATCCTATCCTCTACGAGCCAAGCCCCAAAAACCTTTAGTCTTATTAACTTCTGCATCAGGTCTATATAATTCAACGCTGACTGTTTCAACACCTTTACCAATAATGAGAGAGCCTACAAGAATACGTCCATAGGCTAAAGGAACTGGTCTGCCTTGAGCCACTAAATTTTGTAGATTTGAGAAAGCTGTTGATTGTTTCTTCTCTGTTTCATCACGTTTAGGTAGATCAACAGACGGGACTTTTGTCAACATTTGAGCAACACCACCAGCCATTAACGCTACCCCAAGCATACCGACTGGCACACCTGCACCACCTAGCCAAGAAGTACCAAAACCAACGACAGCTAATACTGCACCTGCCACAAATTGAACTGCACCACCTGATCCACCAATAACAGGGATAACGTGCAATATATCTCCATCAACAAGTTCTGCTAACACATCTTCTCTAAGAGTTGGTGTTGTAAAATAACGTTGACCTAATTTGACTTTAAAAAAATTATGTTGTTGAATAGCTTTACGCAATCCATTAATTTGACAATATAATGCGTTCAACGCTTCTGCTGAATTTGCAACGTCAATTAATTTAAATTCATTTCCAAATTTTCTAAGATTGCCGTAAAGTTTAACTGTAATTTCCATTTATACCGCCAAATTGAATGTGTATTTTTCAACCAATATCCACCTAAAATATCTCGTTTACTTAATCTGTCAATCGAATGATGAATAAATAATTGATTACCAATATATACGCCTGCATGATTAGGAATTTCAGATCCGATAGTAAATAAAATTACATCTCCGATTTCAGGATTGTCAACTTTTTCAAACCCATATTCAGGCAATCTGTCAACATATAAATTCATTCCCTGTTCATACCAGTTATCAGGATATTTAAATTCAGGTAAATGATCTGAACCTGCAAGCATATAACAATCTCTAAAAAGATTATAGCAATCTTGTTTATTAAATTCAAATGGGCGACCTAATAATGGGGAAATAGGACGGTATGTAGTAACATTATTATCACACACTAATAGCCAATCTAAATTTAATAATTGTTGATTCTGCATATCATATTTTGACAAATAATTTCGTCCATTTGTATGCGAATGAACAATAGCGATAACATCATAATCAATTAAAACAGAACTATCTAATTCAAATAGTTCTGTTGGATTATCTGACAAATTATCACATTGTTTAAAATTGACGTTATTATTTTCATCTAAAAATAAAATACCGCACATTTCTTTAGGAAATTCTTTTTTAGCAGTATCTATTAAAATTTGTTTTAACTCTTGTGTAATCATTTCTTAGCCTACAATTTATCAATCGCAATATATGCACCAAAGTTTCTTGTGTTGTTTCGCATTGCACACCCTGTCAAACATTTTGAGCATTTGTCTTTTTTCGGGTCAGCCGTTGGTTGGTCTTTTTCGTCAGCTACCGCTCCACCAGTATAGCCACATTCAGGGCTACGGTAGATAAATTGGCAAGTATTAGCCATCATCATTCGAGCAGGCAATAGCAAGCCGTCTAATTCTGTCGGAACAGCTAATTTGAAACGAACAACCTCAACAGATAAGCTCTCAACTTGTTCGATAACATAATAATTGACAATTTCGTTATTTACATTATGTTTCGGATTGCTATTGTTAGCAAAATTAACAGGGTCTAAATTATTAGCATAAACTTGTCGTCTGCAAACAACTGCACCTAAACAATCATCAAATTCATTGACTAAACCTGTAATCAAACCGAATAAATTAGAAATGGTTAAAGTCGGGCGATTACTTGTACCTTTGACGGTGTTCTCAAAACCCGATCCTTTAATCGGATAAGGCTGATATGTCTGCCCTTTCCATACAACGCTTTCGCCTTTCTCATTGACCCCATTGTGTAGGCGATACATAATGCCTTGCGTACCTCGCACGGAAGTTAATCGTGTCAAGTCAATATCCCACAATTCTAGTAAAGCGTCTTGCTCTAATTTGGCAAGCTCCAATTTCATTCCCGCAGGTAGTTCTAACGCCATTATAAAGTTTCCTTAAATGTCATTGATATTTCAATTACACCGTTATTATAAACTGGCGACCATTCTTCGCAATATACTTTGATAGGTTTATTGTCAGGGTATAAATATGAAGTCCAACTAAATGCTTTATACCCCTCTTGACGTTCAAGAAAATCTGTTACAGCTTTACTATCTCCGTCAACAATAATTCTTCCGTATTTATTGAAATATGTACCTCTGAATGTAACGTTGAATGTACGTTTTAAATTCTTGATACCTTTCTTAGTTCGTTGTTCATACCCGTCATCAAATTGTACTCTGTTGATATTCGCTGTAACAGTTTCACTAACCCCTGCCTGTACTTGGTAATTAAATGTTTCTATTGTCATGCTAATAGACCCCCTGCGTCTCGTTTTTCATTCGCCAATACTTCATAAATAACAGCTTGTGTTTGCTCTCTAAATTGAGCTAATGTGTTAGCGTCAAGTTTGCCGTCTCCATTAATCGTTACATTTTGAGTAACGTGTACGACATTTCCACCGCCTGCACCAGTAACATCTTTATTGCTGAATACTCGACCGTTATCACCTGCGATCATGTATTGACGACCACTATTAGAACGGTAGATTTCAGGTGCATTGCCCTCACCAACTTGATAGAGAGAACCTGCATTTACCGCACCACCGTTTCTACGTTTGCCTGCCAATCCGATTAACATAGGAATTGCCATGAAAGCACCCATTAAGGCTGTCATACCTGCACCAACGCTCGCCCCTTGTGTAGCAACGGCTGTTGCAGTTGCAGCAGGGGTCATAGCTGACGTAATTGTTGCACCACTTGCTACGGCTTGAGCTGTTGCTACCTGTTGATTTGAAGTGCCGATTGCTAACATAGTTGCTTGCTCGGTAGCCCAACGTACACCCATTTTAACGAATGAATTTACCACTTCGTTTAAGATAGTGTTAGCGAGACCTCGCATTGCGTCAGCAATACTACTTGTTCCCATAATAACGCTTGTAATTGCACTGGTTGCACCTTGTTCAAAAGAAGTGATTGTATTGCCAAGAACTTCCCACATACCGCCCATATTTTGCATATTATCAAGATACTGTTTGAATAAATCGTCATTTTCTTGTCGTCTCAAGGCATTACGAGCTTGCTCTTTTTCTTGATCCGAAATTCGCATTTGATCGATAGCTTCATAATGTAGGCGATATTGTTCGGTAACGCTTGTAATGCCTTGATCTAGGGTTGCAGTTGCACCCATACCACTTAACATTTTATCGTTCGCAATACGTCTATCAGGTTCGCTAATATCAGCTTTACTTAGAGCGTCAAGTTTTAATCGTTGTTGCTCACGTTGACGAGCTAAACTACTTTCTTCAATACTATTGATTTCTTTAGCTAATTCTTTTTCACGTTCAACAGCGTCAATTTTGCTCTTGATTGCAGACATTTCTTGATCTGTCAAGTTAATGCCTTTTTGTTGTAGCTCTAAGCGTAATGCGTAAAGAGAGTTATATTTGCTATAATTTTGATAGCCCTCTTTCAACAACATTAACTCATTATCAAGTTTGCCTACATATTGCTCTTGTTTCTCAATCGCTTTTTGACGTTCATCTTCACGGTGTTTCGCTTCTTTTTGTGCGTCTTTAGCTTGTTTACGAGCATTACGTTCGGCTTCTGCGTCAGCTTTTCTGCGAGCTTCAACGGCTTGTTGAGCTTCAAGGCGTTTATTTACTAAATCATTCCCCTCGGCTGTCAAATTACCGTCTTTATCAGTAAATTTTTCGTTTGACAAATCTTTCGATAATTGCTTACGAATTTCCATTCGTTTTTGTTCAGTTGAACTTGCTTTCGCATAAGCATTTAGCCACTCGGTTTCTTTTTCAATACGAGTTTTTGTTTCTTCGGCAACTTTATCTACTGTTTTTTGTCCTGCTTCATTGATAGCAGGGCTTAGATTAGCTGACATGCCAAGTAGCAAACGTAGCTGTGAACGTAAATCAGCAACAGATTGTGTCAATTTTTCATATTTGACTTTACTATCTTCAACAATTCTTTGTTGTGCTTTTAATTCTTCATTCGCTTCAATATCAGATTGTTTTTTACCGTCAATCGCTTTTTTAGCATTGTCGATTTTTTCAATCTGTTGTTCCATGTTATATAACGTTGATTTCATTAACTCAACATTATTTTCGTTGGCTTTTTCTAAATCTCGTGTTGTATTTGCTTGTTCAGCTTGCAAGTCAATTAATTGTTTTTGAGCGTCTGCTTGTTTACGCAATGCTAGTTCGTTTAATTCAACACCACTAGCCATAATAGCATAATCTTTTTCTGTAAATTGTTTACTTCTAAAACGCTCTAATGTTGCACTTGCGTCATCATATACTTTCTGTTGTTCAGAAATTTTGACATTTAAATCTGCAATTTTCTTTTCCATGTCAGAAATTGTAGATTTATTTTTCTCCATTGCTTGATTTAATAACGCATTTTCTTGTGTCAATTTAGTGTATGACATAAGTTGCATTTGCGTATTAATATCTTTTAATCGAGCAATGTAATCGTCAACTTTTGCTTTATCTTGATCGTAGCTAGGGAATAAACTTTTACCTAAACCTGTATCAAACAGATAATCTATTCCAATAGCTAATGCACTTACACCTGCAATTAACCACCCGATTGGTGTAGCACTTACGACAGCGTTAAATGTGCCCACAATACCTGTTGATACTGCATACGCATTTCTAACAGCCGTAATAGCAGTAATAAGGGAATTTAATGTTTTCAACCCTGTACTAAATGCAACTGCAATCCCGAACGCAACCGCAACTTTGGTAGCCAATTCTAAGTTATTCGCAATATATTTGATTGCATTACCAAATGTTTCAGCTAATCCTGTATCTTTAAACATAGCACCAAAATATGTTTGTGCTTCTGTTTGTAGATTTTGTAATTGCATTGAAACGGTAGGTGTCAACTTAGCAAATCTCTGATCTATTGCTTCTGCACTTTCTAAGAAAGTCTGCTTCATTATCTCGCCTGTGATTTTACCCTGTGGAGCTAATTTTAATAACTCCCCACGAGTAACGCCTAATTTGCGAGCCAATGCGTCAGCCATTAAAGGCATGGTTTCCATTACGGTGCGGAATTCGTCCCCGTCCAATTTACCTTTGTTAAATGCTTGTGAGATTTGGAGTAGAGCAGAGCTTGCTTCGGCTGATGTTAGACCTGCCAATGCAATCGTTTTAGATAATGTTTGTGTGATCTGCATTGCTTCGGAAGCACTACCGCCAGTTTGTTTCAACGCCATATCTAAACGGACGTATAACTGTGTTGTGCTTTGTAAATCGCTATAACTGCTCTTAGCAATGTCAGTTAAACTAGCTAAACGATTTCGAGCGTCATCTGCACTTTTTGTTACCAATGTCAATTTATTAATCATAGACTGATATTGGTCGCCAAGTTGAGCAATGCCAATTAAGGCTGTATTTGCACCCCATAATGCAAACATTGTGCCTGCAAGTTGACGTATTCCGATATTTTGTTGAGAGGAAGCCTGTGAGGTGCGTTGTAATTGTTGTTCGAGACGAGCTTGCTCACGTTGTAGGCGAATTGTTGCAGTGATAGCTTGAGTGGACGCAATTTGTGAGCGAATTTGAGCAGTATTAGCCCGTGCTTGAGCGTTAGCTAAATTGTTAGCAGAAATAGCACCTTGATTTTGAGCGTTAGATAAGGCTTGTTGTTCACGTTGTAAACGAACAGTCAAAATTGAAGATTTTGTTTGCTCTTGCTGTAATTTAGTTTGAGCAATTTGTAATTTTGTCGCTTGTAATGCAGTTTGCGAAAAACTACCGTTTAATTGAGACGATACTTGTGCCAGTTGTCGCATTTGACTAGCTAAACCATTAAAATTAGTTCGTCCTAAACTGGTAATAGCGTTTGAAAATCCGTTAATGTTACGAGATGAAAGACTACTAACCGCATTTTTCAATACGTTTAATTGATTAGCCGTTGTTACACTAGCAACACCAATAGCCTTAATCTTCTGTTCAATTTTACCGTCAACTTTATCTTCAACATTGACGCTTGCTTGAATTTGTGTCATAGTCTTTCTCTTTTCATTTGCTCAACTGCGTCTGCCACACAACGCTGAATATAGTGTCGTTCTGCTTGCGTAGAGTACCCCATATTCAACAACTCAATGTAATCCACATTATTAGTAATATACACTATTTCACCAACTTTCGCACGTTGAATTATCGCTCCCCCAAGAGACATTGTTACACCTGCTGAAATACCTTGTGTTGAGCCATTAACGCCTATTCTATGGGCTTCAATTTTACGATCTTTTTTCTTACTTAAACCCACAATCCAGTTTGAAAGTGCGGTCGAGGTATCTACTGGCGTTCTTTCAACTAACAGTAAAAGAATTGTTTTGGCAAAGTTTATCTTAAAACGGTTGACCCGTTTTTTAATATCATTGTCAAAACGTTTTAATTGTGAGTTTAAAGTTTTCATTATTTAGCCTTATCGTTGTAATGTTTAACAACAACCATATCTAACGCACGAATAATTGATACAAAATCGTACATTTCTTCATAGGTTTTATATGTCAAGAATTTAGCATACTCAATAATTTTAGTAATAGGTATTGGAGATATATTGAACCCTACTTGACGTTCGCTCTCTAAAATAAAAAAAGCTTGCAAATAAAAATGCAAGCTTTCGTCAATTAGTTCAGGTTTATTCCGAATAAAATCAGGTAATTCTTCCCCGTTTTTTAACGCTTGCTGTAAAACCGCATTGTCAGAATTACCATGTTTAAGTTCGTACTCCAATACCTCTATGAGTTTTTTGTTGCAGTCTCAACACTGTCTAAACCGTAATTTTCACGGTTAAGCGAGAATGTAAACAATTCATTTACTAAATCAGGTAAATCACCTAATAAAGCAAGTGCGTTTTCTTTTGAGAATGGCAATTCATTACCGTCTTTGTCAACGATATTGTTCCAACCAGTAATCAAGTGTTCAATGAAAACACGACTACGAGCTTCTTCTTGCTCACTTTCACTAGCATTTGCCATTTTTAAGCTAACTTCGGCTTGAGCTTTTGTATGTTCAACGTTACGCACTGTCCAACGTGCAACGTTGATATAAGTGTCGCTATCCTTGTCAATGTAGAACGGCACACCTGCTTGTTCTTTGTTACGATCAGAACCATATTTAGCGTAAAGATTAATTTTAGTCATTTTAAGCACCTTATTTAAGTTAAAGTTAAAACAGTCAGACAAAATCATCTGACTGTTTCATTATAAATTACATTGCAACTTTAGGCAATACTGGGAAATTGACATACATCATTGTGTAGCCAAATTTATTCTCCGCACCGCTTGCTTCTAATTCCAATGTAATAGGATTGTCTTTTTCAACATTCAACGTACCACCGCCTAAACCGACTAATGGAATGTCAAAAATAAACCCTTTTTGTTTTGTGGCGAATAAAGCATATAAGCCCACATCTGCATTTTTACGCACGGCTTCAATCGCTTGAACAGTGGTAAAGTACGCAGTGGTTTTACCGCTTACTTCAAAGTTACCTGCTGATACATCAATCGCACCGAAAGTTCCTAACGCTTTATTTTCAGATAAATTGTTATTCACTTCAACTGACGCTTCTGTAACGTAGGCAAATAATGGAGTTGAGGTTGAGTTAGTGTCATCAACTAAAGATAAACGAATAGATCGAATATCGCTAGTTGTGTTGATACCGCTTTCACCTAAAGAAGCTGTCAATTTACCGTCTGACAATAATGCACCTGTACGGTATTCATTATTGGTTGCAGTAAAGCTCAAATCAGCTTTCAACATTTCGCCTTGTTTAGCTTCAAGTGAAAATTCACCTAATACTGCACCGCTAATATATTCAGCTTGTTTTTGATTGGTTGACAAATCTTTTCCGAGTGTACGCTCAAAACAATATGATTTGCGTTTAATCAAATCTGTGGTACGTTCGTTTTTCAACACTGTACCCATGAAGATTTTGATTGTTTTGCTTGCACCTGCGTCAGCCGATAGACCTGCTTTAAATGTACCGTTGTCAAAAGTTAATTTCTTAGCTTCGATTTTTGATACACGAGCATAAAACGCCCCTGCTGTGTCAAAACGTTCATTCGGATTATCACCGCCAACAAAGATCCATTCACCCTCAACTAAACCTAGACTGGTGAAGTCAGCAGTTGTTGCGGTTAGAGAATAGATATTGCTTGCTGACGCAAATTTAATATCACCGCTTGCACCAGTAAACTGATAATTAGTTTTAGTGCGAGTATCGGCAAAAAATACGCCCTCTAATAACTGATTTAAGTTGTTTTGAGTAAAGTCGATATTAAAACCGCCTTTAACACTCAAATCAGTAACAACGCCTTTTTGGTTTTGACGGGAAATGGAAAGTGGGGTACGTTGTGTTGTACTTAACTCTCCCCCGAAATCAGAAAAGCTGTTAGGTTCAAGTGCCTGCCATTTTGGAGTGTTAGATAACTGACCTAAACATTCCTCAACGGCATAATTTAAACCAACAACATTACTGTCAATCTTTTTAGTTTCGCAAGTTGCCATAATGCTATCCTTTTTATTTACACAATTTCGTCAAACTCATAGCTAAATGTTAGGTCATAACGATAGCTATTGTTTTCCATACTGTACGGACTTGCTGTAATATGGCGAACCCACAAACAGTCAAACCGTTTTTGGCGTAATGCGTTTTTCAACTCTTGAGCAATCAGCTCCATTTTGGAGTACCCATTTGGAATTGATCGTGCCATAAAGAAGTTGATAGCGTAAACACCCTCGCTAGTATAACGCACTTTACCTAAATCTTCTACATCAACCGCTAAAGTATCTTGATCTTCTCTAATAATTCTTCTATTGAAATAAATTCTCAATTTCTGATTGAAATTATCAGGAAGTACATTACTATGGAAGTCAAATTCAGCGTCAACTTGTTTTTCTTTACAAATCTCTTTTAATTTGCTATAAAGAAATTTATTCAATTCGTCAATCGCTAAAACAGCTTTCATTATTTAAGCTCCAATTTGTATAACACATCTTTCCCGTTAGGGTTTATTCTAACAACAGATTGAATTGAATATGTTACACCTTTCACGGTAAAAGTATCATTGATAGTTGGAACAAAATTACTGTGTGGCATATAAGCAATATAGTTATTGTCAACCATTGCTCGTTCGCCTTGTAATCTAAATGTTTCTCTTGAATATTTTGGAGACGGTAACACAATAATGTCAACTAAAACAGTTTTTGTTTCAAATTCATTATTCCAACTTTCTTCTGTTTTAACTTGACGATAATATTTTGCTTTATTATAACCGTATTTCTTAATTAGACGGGTTGCTGTTTGCGATAAACGATCATAAATATTAGCCATATCATCTACCCACACTTAATGTGAAGCCATTATTGACTAAATATTGATTAAGATAACGTTCAACCATAGGGAATTTTCCAAATAATACGTCAGCTAACATATCTTCGGAATATTGCACCTCTAATACGTCTATCTTCTCTTTTTTGATGATATCATCTTTTGACACATTGACTGGTAAAAGACTAAACCCTAAACTTTGCGCTTCAACTGCATAAAACAACGCCTTTTTCAAATTACGCATATCGTAAAGGTGCGGATTACCCGTACACGAATTTGATTGTTGACGAGGGAAAGCTAATGCTTGTTCAGGGCTTAGTCTTTTACCAACCATTCTATTTTCAAAACTGTCAATAAAATTAGTTGCACGGACTAAATAAATGGCTACTTGTTCATCTTCAACATCTTCGACTTCCATTCCGTTTAATTTCGCAAATTGACGGAAATCATCAACACTAGCATAAACGTTAGCGTCAACTAAACCTGTGTTATCTTCAACAATCAATGTAGCCATTTTATTACCTATTATTTGTTTTTTGGTGGCACTGGTGGAGTACCGAACGCATTTGTCGCTTTAGGCTGTTCTTCGTCAGCCTTATCAGTCTCCTCGACTGTATCAGCGTCTTTATTCGCTTCTTTATCATCTGTTGGTGGCACTGGTGGTTCTGGTGGATTACCGCCTACATTTTCACCTGTACCTGCTAAATATTCTTCATATTTGGCAATCACTGTATCAGGATCAGGTAGATGTTTCAAGTGTTCAGGAACACTACCTGTTACAGCGTCAACGATCAAACTTTCCTGTGGAGTATATGTCTCGGCATTGAGAATTACACAAGGAAAACGTGCTAAATCGTTGATAACACTCGTTTCTTCTTTTGTAGGTAAATTACCTGCACAGAAGATAGCAATAATTGGTTTATTCATATTTGCACCTATTAAAAATAGGCGGTTGTTACACCGCCATTAAGTTATGCTTTTGCGTTAGCAATGATTACACCAGTTTCGTCTTTCACATTGTTGGAAATACGTTCCCAGTTAGCTGCCGTTGTAATAGCCCCATAAGAAAGACCATTCATTGTGTCAGTTGTTTTGTAACGATAGTTACTAACTTTCAATGTAGAAGTCCATTCTGCTTGGAAGCGTTTACCCAAGTTTTCTTTACCTGTGATTGGCACGATTTCTGATACAAAATCTTCTTCATAGCCCACAAATGCAGAGTTCTTTTTAAGACCAAGAACATAGTTAGCTTGAGTAGATACAAGCGACTTGTTATCGGTAATTAAGAATGTTTGACCTAATGCGTTACGCATAATGGTAATACCGCCAAAGTCAAATAAACGTTCAGCATTTTTGAACGTAGTTTCAACTAAGTCAAAATATTGGCTTGAGTGCATTACAAACAATTCGATTGAATTGTATTGGTCTCCCATAGGCTTAACTGCTTTAATTAAGTCTAAATGAGATAATTTAGCAGTGTTAGGGATTGTTGATTTGACTGCACTGTTTGAGTTTAAACAAGTTACCAACGCACCGATTGCTACTTCTGCCATATATTTTGTAGTTTGGTCTGCCATTGCACGACCGATTTTCACACCTGCTAATTCAGGGTTTTGTTTCACCCAGTTAAATTCAGCATGTGTCCATTCGATCGGGTGCATACCTAAACCCATTTTGACGGCATTATCTTTAACACGGCTAAAGCCTTTAGCGGTTAAAGCATTGTCTGCATAAGGATTACGAGATTTGATTAAATCTTGACCTAGAATAAGATCCATAGATTGTTCAAAATCGCCTAAAATTGATTTTGTGCCAAGTACAATCGCACCTTTTGAACTGCCGTTAAATACTTGCACATTTTCTTTGATAAGTTCTTGACCTGTACCATATACTGTACGTTCAAAAACTTCTAATGCTGTTAATGACATAAGTCATAACTCCTATTCGTCTGAACCGTATTTTGCCTTAGCAATTTGTGCCAATTCAAGATCGCTCATTTCACCAAGACGTTTTGTTTTGTCTGTCGGAGTACCACTCGGACTGTTAGCACCTGCTTTAGCACCGCCATTCGCAGAAGTTGCTTTAATGATAGCACTAAATTCTTTGTTGTCAACAAAAGATTTTTTCAATTCATCTACTGTTAATGCTGAACGTTGACCGTTTTCATCTAAAACAACTAATTTAGGGCTGTCGCCAGTTAAATCTACACCTAAACGACTGCGAATATGTGGAGCAATTAACGCAGGGGACGTTGAGATTTCGTTAGACATCGCACTTACTGCACTTTCAACAAGAGATTTAGTTACATAGCCGTTATGTTTTTCTTCTAAACCTTTATAATCTGCTTCAAGTTTAGTGTATTTTTCCGTCCACGATTTTTCAATCGCTTCAACGTCTTTATCACCTTTTGCTTTTTCGTATTCTTCTTTAGCTTTTTTCTTAGCACGTTCTTCCGCTTTACGGATACGTTCTTCTTCTTCGGCTTCATATTTAGC